TAAACCAACACCGGTAAGGTATGTAGCGGTCTATGATCAGTTAACAGGGTTTGTAAAAAGTGTAGGCCCTGATTATGCTTTTCCGGATGAAGAACATATGGCTGAAATAGACAGCGAAACAGCCTTGTCAATTATTGAAGCAGAGATACAAATACATCACTGTCAGGTAGATGTACATTCGGGCAATTTGGAAATAGCTGAAACAAAAACTTTGAATAAGTTAGATGATGTGCTACACCGAATTCCACTAATACAATACACTGATATCGTTAAACCGGATGTGTATCTTACCTACACACCCAAAAATCAAACATTAAAAATACAGCTATCAACAGAGTTTGGTGGCACTAAGAAATACAAAGATGCAAATAAACAGAGAAAGTTTGTTTGGGATGGTAGCACAGTGATGGATTTTTTAATCACCGAATACAATGATCCTAATTTGATCTACAAGATGTTTTCTGTTAAAATAAATGATCTAGTAGGTAAAACAGTCACAGTTAAAAACATATCCTATGATAACTTCAGTGTATACACTAGACGATTGTTTAAAAATTATGTGATTGAATCAAAATGAAAATTGTTGAATTTGATATTGTGTTTTTAAGTTATGACGAACCTAATGCAGATCTGCACTATGCTGATCTCTGTGCCAAGGCGCCTTGGGCCAAACGTGTACACGGAGTCAAAGGCAGCGACCACGCACACAAAGCCGCAGCTAATCTTTCAGAAATGGAATGGTTTATAACTGTAGATGCTGATAACATAGTAGATCCTAATTTCTTTAATTTAGATCTTGACATGACTGATCCTAAGATAGAAGTTTATGGATGGTGCGGCCGAAACAAAATTAACGGACTTATGTACGGTAATGGTGGAATAAAAATCTGGAAGAAAGATTTTGTTCTCAACATGAAGACTCATGAAAATTCAGAAAGTGATCGAGGCCAAGTAGATTTCTGTTGGGAAGATGGATATCGTAATTTTCCAAGAGTCTACAGTGAAAGCATTATTACAGGTAGCCCATTCCAAGCATGGCGAGCAGGATTTCGTGAAGGCGTTAAGATGACACTGCTTGACGGTGTGCGTGTGCCACCACAGGAGATTAAAGAACGTATTTGGTGGCATAATATCCATCGGTTACGTATGTGGAGTACTGTAGGTGCTCACGAAGAAAATGGAAAGTACGCTATTCTCGGAGCTCGCATGGGAACCTGGATGACTAACTGCACGAACTGGAATTACGTCGATGTCCGTGATTTTGAGATTCTTCGAACTATATACGAGAACAATGTTGATCATACATGTGTAGAACAAGATGCACAGATGTTAGGTATAAAAATTAAACAACAACTTGGGCTGGATTGGCCCTGGCTAGATGCACAACAAAGCAGATACACCTTAGATTTATACAACGAAACAATAAATCTAGGGCTAACCTACTTCAAACAATAATGTACGATATTATTTTTATCAGCTACAACGAACCGAATGCAGATGATAATTTCGAAAACTTAAAATTTCGATTTCCGTATGCTCAACGTGTCAACGGAATAAAAGGAATACATCAAGCCCACATCGCGGCAGCAAAAAAAGCATTTACAAAAATGTTTTGGGTAGTTGATGCAGATGCTGAGATTTTAGATACGTTTAATTTTGATTATGTTGTTAGTGAATATGATTTAGAAAATGTTCATGTTTGGCGCAGTCGAAATCCTGTAAATGATTTAGAATACGGATATGGTGGTGTAAAATTATTGCCTAAACGACTTACACAAAATATGGATATATCTAAACCTGATATGACTACAAGTATCAGTTCGTTATTTAAAGCAATGCCAGAAGTCAGTAACATCACGGCATTTAACACAGATCCGTTTAATACGTGGAAGTCGGCATTTAGAGAATGTTGTAAGTTAGCCAGTAAGACGATTGAACGTCAGAATGACGAAGAAACTAATCATAGACTTGAAGTATGGTGTACAACTGGCACAGACAAAAATGCAATTGCTGGGGCTCTCGCTGGGCGTGCCTACGGCACAGAAAACAAAGACAATCCAGATTCGTTGAAAAAAATCAATGACTTTGATTGGCTCAAGGAACAGTTCGATGGACGATAAAGCTCGTATACAAAAATTCATTCCTATCATGAATGAAATTTCACCTACGTTCTGCATGGCCAAATGGCACCATACGACTATCTATTTGCAAACAGGCGAAACGCATAGTTGTTATCATCCTGCCCCTCACAAAATTCCGTTAGACGAAGTTATAATTGATCCTAGCGCATTGCACAATACCAATCAAAAGAAACATGAACGTTTAGAAATGCTTAATGGCGGAAAGCCCAGCGGTTGTAATTATTGTTGGAACATTGAATCTCTAGGTGAGGATTATGTTTCAGATCGTAAAGAACGTAATTCAACAATTTATACACCAGAAAGATTCTTGCAGATTCGAGACGGCGATTGGGATCAAAACATAAATCCACAGTATATCGAAGTTAGTTTTGGTAACGAATGTAATTTCAAGTGCGGATACTGTCATCCCAAGCACAGCAGCTCGTATTATAAAGAAATCAAAGATCACGGACCATACACCATGGTCAAGAATCATCGTAACGATATTGACTGGTTTCAAATTTATGAAGAAGAAACCAATCCCTATGTGGAAGCATGGTGGCGTTGGTGGCCTGAAGTTCGTAAGACATTAACAATTCTACGTATCACAGGTGGTGAGCCATTACTGCAATCTAGCACCTGGCGTCTACTAGAAGATTTAGAAAACAATCCGTTGCCTAATTTAGAACTTAATATCAATACAAATTTTGGAGTCAAGCCTATATTAATCGATCGTCTAGTTGAAAAAGTAAACAATCTAGTCAATGGCGGCAAAATCAAGGACTTTAAAATTTTTACCAGCATAGATACGTGGGGAGCTCCTGCAGAGTATATTCGAACAGGGTTGGATTTGACCGTATGGGAACGTAATTTAGACACTTATCTAACTAACACATCTTTGCCTATCACTTTCATGATCACGTTTAATATCCTTACAGTGACTAACTTTCAAAGTTTGTTAGAAAAGATTCTAGAATGGCGTGTTAAGTACAATGGATTTGAGCAAAACAAATGGCAGCGTGTGCGTTTTGATACACCATACTTGAAAGAACCTTTACAGTATGATATGAATATATTGCCTAAAGATGATTTTATGCCTTACATGCAAAGTTACCTAGACTTCATTCTAGCCAATTTAGACGATAAAAACCGAAGCAAATTCAACGACTTAGAGTATGCTAAATTTGAAAGAGTTGTAAAATACATGGAATCAGCTATCTATACCCCAGAAAAGATAAAAGAGGGGCGTAGAGACTTCTTTAATTGGTTTACCGAATATGACCGTAGACGCGGAACTGATTTTGTCAAAACATTTCCAGAATTAGAAAACTTTTATACAGCCTGCTTCGAGGATATGTGTAATGCTTAGTACATTTTCTAAAAATTCTAATGTATTTCAAAATCCAAAGTTTGACATACTCGCTAACACTGTTGATATTGTTTTAAATGATAATAACTTAAAACCAGAATGCGTGGGGCGTCCTGCCCTTTATACAGAATTTCATATAAAACGAAATAGAAAAAATCTGTTAATTGTTGTTGGAGAAAGTTGGGTCTACGGTGAAACAATTAAAAATATTCGTTCGGGTATACAACAATATAGTTTTGAAACGCAATTAGAATTTTGCATGGGAGTCCGACTAGCAGCAATGCTTGATACTGATCTTTATCAATATGCAGTTCCCGGAAATTGTAATTTTTATATGTTCAGTGAATTAGAAAGAATTGTACATGCTACAAGTAAGATGGGTTATGACAAGATTTATATCTGTATGCAAATGACTGAGCCCTCGAGAGAACATTCTCTTATTGTAAAACTAAAAGAACAAAATCATCCGTTAGCAGAATTAATTAAACCTTCTAGAGCTATGACTTTTGAAAACTGGTTACAAGAGTATGACGATGTTTTTTTTGATCAGTATGACAACTTAATTTCTCAATATAATAATTTAGAATGTGTGTTATGGAAAAATTTTTGTAGGGTGAATTCTAAGAACCGTGATAGAAAATTTAAAATTGTAGATACAACTTGGATACAATATTCTGCAAGTATTCTAGGTAAAACACTGCAAGCCCCATCTTTTTATGCAATAGGATGGCTTGATACTGTGATGAACGATATTCATTATTCTACTATTAAATTTAATAAATCAGACCTAACAAAAGAAATTGATA